GCCGATCCGATCCAGCGCCAGACCGCGGCCGAACTTCAGGCCGGCGTCACGCCCGTCAACCTGCAATTCGCCCCCGGCAACGTGTTTCGCTACGGCGCCGTGGGCGATGGCATCACCGATGATTCGGTCGCCATCAATCAGGCCACCTCCTGCAACACGGTGGTCTATTTCCCGACGCCCACCGCGTTCTACGGCATCTCGCACGTGCTCTACATTCAGTCCAGCGCACCCGTCAATGTGCAGTGGGTGGGGCAGAGCCGCACCACCACCATGATTCAGCCGCTGGTCGCGAATCTCGCGGATTCCGTGACCGCCATCAACACGATGATTTTCAATCGTCTGGCGAATGGCAAATGGTCGATGTCGAACATGCGCCTGTGCTGCCAGGGCGTTGCGACCTACAACGGGGTCTACATCTACGCGGTGTCGGGGGGTGGCGCGGATGGCTCGGGGCAGATCCTGCAATCGGGCTCCATCGACAATTGCTGGTTCGACACCTCATCGCCGGTGATTGCGGGCTTCTTCCAGGGCGGCATGAGCAATCACCGCGTCTCGCACTGCACCTTTGATCTCACCTGGAAGAACTGGATCTTCAACCTGCAAGGCCCCGGCGGCGGCGGGGAGATCATTTTCGACAACAACGTGATGTTCAACTGCTATGACTACTTCATCACCCACTCAGATTCAACTCAAGCGAATATCGTCACGGTCTCAGGATTGCACGTCTACGGCCACAACCGCGGCCAGGTGTTTAACTTCTCGAACATCAACGCCAGCATCAAGATCAGCGATCTCGTCGTGCAGCCGCAAGCGAACGGGGTATCCCCCTACACCAATGCGGGCAACGTCGGCATTGGCACCTTCATCAATTGCACGGATCTGCAACTCTCCGACTTCCAGCTGGTCGCCAACCCCACGGTCGGGACCGGGCCGGCCGCGACCGCCTTGACCTTCTCAGGCACCACGGCGCAGATCTCGGACGGCTTACTCGATGGGCCGAGCGTCGGCGTGGTGGTCAAGGACAGCACCTCCAATCGCCTCTCCTTCGATCACGTCGACATCATCAATACGCAGACCGCGGCCTACCAGAACGCCAGCGGCACGCCCACCGGCTTGGTGACGGTGAGCGACTGCAACTGGTCGGATGGGCAGAACAATCTCGTGGTCTTTACCTCGGCCGCGGCCTATGACTTCTACCTCTCGAACTGCCGCCTGATGAACGCAGGCTTAGGGGGCACGTCCTCATCGAACAACTTCGCGCCCGCGACTTCGGGCTTATGCAAGGTGAGCGACTCCATCATCGGCCAGAACAACGGCTCAGCCTCGGCGAGTAACTACATCAACGGCGCAGGCAGCGGGCAATTGGTGTTCCAGGATCCGGTGTTTGTGGGCGCACCGCCGACCGCCATCCAGGCCGCGGCGGCCACCCAAGTGGGGAGCATCGGGCGCCTGGTGGTGCCGTGGAGCGCAAGCGTCACGTTCTCGGCGGCGGTCTTCGATAAATTCGAAATCACCGCCACCAACAACACCGCCTTTACGGTGAACGCGCCCACCTCGCCGATGGACGGCAAGTCGATCAGCATCACCATTCGCAACACCGCGGGCGTGGGCTTGGGCGCCATCACCTGGAATGCGGTCTTCAAGATGAGCACCTGGACCAGCCCCGCGACTGCCTTTAGCCGCACGGTGTCGTTTTTCTTTGATGGCACGAACTGGGTGCAGACGACTATGTCGACGGTGGACGTGCCTAATTGATTAGGGGAACTCTATGGACTTTTCATGGTTGATTTGGTTTCTGGTCTTTGTCGTGGTGGCCTCCATCGCCTTTTGGATCATCAAGGCTCTCATCATGCCCGTGGTGCCTGCGCCTGCGCAGGCGGTCGTCTGGGCCGTGATCGGCATCTGCCTGCTGATCGGATTGCTGATCTTTATAGGAAATGGTTCAGGCTTCTTTCGCCGCGGGCACTTCGGGTGAACTGGAAAACCGAAGGCGAGGGGCCGCTGTGGATGGCTGCGCTCCACGTCGCGGAGATCCGCCACGGCATCCCGCCGGACCTCTTGGCGCGGGTGGCCTACCAGGAGAGCCGGTTCAAGTCCGCGGTGATCAACGGCCGCGAGCGCTCCACCGCCGGCGCGATCGGCATGATGCAGCTCATGCCGCAGTTCTTCCCGCAGGCCGGTATCAGCGTGCTCGCTGACATCGAGACCGCGGCCGATCTCTTGGCTTCGCTCTACCGGCGATTCCGCGATTGGAGGCACGCCGTCGCCGCTTACAACCAGGGCGGCCTCAATCAGGAACTGTGCTTGCAGGGTGAGCGGCAAATGCCACCGGAAACAGAAAATTACGTGCGCGAGGTCTTTGCCGATGTGCCGATGCCGGTGGGGCCGCCGGGCAGTGAACTGGCATGAGTGTCGCCGAGGTTGTGACCTTGCTCTCGGCCGTCGCCGCCTTCGTCACCTCGATGGCGGGCGTGTACGTGAGCGTAAAGAATTCAGGAAAGCTGGACATCAACACTGCGAAGACTGAAGCCACGGCCGCCAAAGTCGATACCGTCCAAGAGCGACAAGCGACGACACACGAGGCCCTGGTCGCGGTGGTCGCCACGGTCGCGGACGTCAAGAGCAGTGTGAAGACGGTGGAAATCGCAACCAACCACATGAAAGATGCCTTGGTGGCCGCGACCGCGCAATCGAATTTACTGCAAGGCCGCAACGAAGGTGTTGCAATGGAGAAAGAACGCGCCGCCACCAGCGGCGAATTTCGTACCCTGGTCGATGAGCAGCTTAAAAAACCGTAAAGGAGATTGTATGAATACGCCGAACAATCCGATTCTGATCGCCGCTGCCCCCGCGCTCTTGGCCGTGGTCGCGGCGATCGAGACCCTCATTGACAACGTGGGGAGCGACCCCGCGCAGGTTGCGGTCAAATGGCCGGGCGCCCTGCAGGTGTTTTTGGGCACGATCGAAATGCAGCTGCCGGTGCTCGCGGTGGGGGAACTCGGGGCCGTGCAGGTGGCCGCCAAAGCGCGCCTGGCCGGGGTCACCACGCAGCTCAAAGCCCTGCTCGCGCCACCGCCGCCGTGACCTTACAGATTACCAAACGGATGAAGAGATCGCTTTGCCGCGAGATATGCGGCGTGAGCCTCTTCGGCAGATTGGAAAACTCCAAGATGATGCGCCTTACCGCAGATTGTAATACTAGAACGAAAGGGTCTGCGGGCACTCGGAGATCTAAACACGCCAATCAAGCCAGTTCCACTATCGCGCCTCGCCTGTTTTCTATTTTGCTGATTTTCAGCCGAGGATGCCTTACGCAGATTTGCAAATCTATTGTTCATCCCATTGCCATCAATATGGTCAATATGCCCTTCAGGCCAATTACCGTTCACATAAAGCCATGCAAGGCAGTGGGCGCCATACGATTCATTGAATATGCCAATATTAATGTACCCTTGGACGATGGATCCAGCTACCGTCCCCACTCGATTCCGTCCCCGTGGACTTCGTTTGATCCAAGTAAATATGCCAGTGCTTGGATCGTAATTAAGAAACTCGCGCAGCACTTGCGCGCTAAACTTCGGCTTAGCCATGGTGCGATTCATCCGCGTTGTGGTGAGAGGCCCGTATACGATTTGTACTCGTTGCGGGCCTCGCTATTTTCGCATGAATTCGTGTCAGACGGGTGGCGGATAGGGGGCGTGAGGCAGTGACCGAGCAGGAACTGAAGGAGATCCTGGACGCGGTCGCCAAGGGCCAGCTCGCCACCCAGGAGGCGGAGCGACGCCTCGCCGAACTCATCACCAATAGCCGCTCGCACCTCGTGGTCGCGACCGAAAGCATGGGCGCTGACGTCAAGGAGCAGAAGGGCATCTTGGTGTGGTTGAAGGCGTGGGCGCAGCGGCTGCACAAGTGAGGTCGAGGCGTCGGCCTATTGCCAACGCGGCGCAGCGTAGGGCATAACCTGATGGATGATGCAGCAGCTGTTCCAGGAAATCGACTACCGGCGCCTCGAGCGACTGCAGGCGGTCAAGCGCGAACAGTGGAAACTGGAGCAGCAGTTCACGGATGATGAGCGGCGGCGCGAACTCACGGCCGCTGCGTTGGAGGCGCTGCAGGCGGTACGGCGAGAGACGCCTGCTGATCTGTGACGGCGAGATAGGCGCGACCATCGCGTAACACGCGCTCGAGCAACTGACGCGCCTCGGCTAGTTCAGCCTCCAGCGCCTTGACCCGCCTTTCGAGCGCGTCATAGTCGGCGGCGAGGACATAATCGTCGTCAGTCGTCTTTATTTCGGTGCTTTGCTCACCGCTATGCCACATTCCGTCATACTGCCATTCCCACCGCTTCGCCAGATACGCCCCACGGCATGGCCAAGTCTCGCCGCAGACTAAACACTTGTCCGCGCCCGGACCACTGCCGCCACGCACGTTGTGTTCGCTCACTTGCCCAGCCTCGCATCGGCAGCCTGCGCCTCTTCCCACAATTGACCATCGACCAGCGTTAGATGGGGAAGGTCGGTGGTAAAATCAGTCCAATACTCAAACACCGAGCGCTCACACGCGATAATGATGCGCTCGCGATAGCGGACAATTCCGATGACCCGTCCCGCGCGCGCTGGCAAGTCGAGTGCCCATCGAATAGTCGGCAATTCGTCCATCTCTTCCCCCTCATTACGCACCCCTGCGTAATCTTGCGTAATTTATCGCCTTTCTCCTATCCGCACGGTGCCGCAACGACCACATATTTTGTATGTGAATCCAGACCGGACTTGCGGTAGCAGTACAGCTCGAACTCGTCGCGATGGGTGAGGGCCGGAGGGCGGCCCATTTTTGATTCAGCCACGTGGCATCTCCCGCTTCTCGACCGGTTTTAATTCCCCGCCGCACAGGCAGGTGCGCACCCCCTGGGCCACGGCTTGATACTTTTGCCCGCAGCGGGTGCACGCCAGGAGAATCGTGGAATGGCGATTATCCCCCATGGCCGCCCTCGCTCGACAACTGCAGCAGCATGTCCGCACGGCGCAAGGCACGCGCCGCCAGTTCCGAGTTGTCGTCAATCAGTCCGCGGGCGGCCGCGATCTCGCTGGCCATGAAGATGCACGCAAATACCAGCCGCAGTTCCTCCCGCTCGGCGATCTGCTTGCGGCTCTCCCCCGTCATCGACGGCCCTTGCGTGTGTCAGATTCCATCAAGTCGTGCTGCTCGTCGCCGGTGAGCGCTGCTGGCGCTCTCGTTTCGGCGCGCGTCACCGTCACCGGCCCCAGGCACTTCGGGCACATCGGCATCTCACGGGTGAGCGGTGCGCTGAAGCGGTGACCGCAGAGCACACATTTGACGTGGACTACGCTCACTTTATCGCCCCTCCCATCATCGGCCCTCTCTATGCGCATACGATTGGCCGGCAAGGCAGGCGTCGTAGACCAACTTCGCAGCGTTCGCCATATCCTCGGCCAGCAGGTCGTAGACCATGAACTCGCGAACATCGTTTTCCTCGTCGATGATCTTTTCCATCGCCTTGACCAGATGCGCAAACGTAATTGGCTCCATCACTTCCCCTCCCCCGTCGGTGCGGCGGGGGCGGATTGAGAGCGCCGAACCATCCATTCCGTCCAGCTAACAGGGCACTCAAAGATCGTGCGGTAGCCCTGCTTCTTGACCCATCGAACGTAGGCCATGTACATGCGTTCAAGTTCCGTCATTGGGGTCCACGGAGAGACCGCAGCACTTGCAAACGCCATCCAATTCGTCGGCGTCGTGAAAGGCCCCGCAATGGCAATACTCATCGTCTTCGTCATAGTCATCATCGACCTCGCTGAAATCTGGAGCGCTTTGGGCTGGCGACCATTTTTTACTTGCCATCACTCCCCCTCCCCCGTCGGTGCGGCGGACTGCGAGGGGGCGGCTGAGTACAGGCGTTCATGCACATAAGCGTCAACAGCCTCATCTAACTGTTTCTCGATATGCTGAATCGTCGCCCACTTGCCCTTGGGAAACCATTCTGGACGGTCCTCGCATCTCTTGAGCAGCAAGACCAGCCACGCCATGCGGTCGGCCCCTTCGACGCCGTACACATCCTGGTCGAGCGCCTTACCGATGCCCTCTGCGGCACTGTTCGACAGCGACACGGTACTCACGGCTTACCCTCGGTCTGTGATGCCTCTGACTGCGCTACAGCGGCAGTTGTGCGGTAGATAATGTCGCTAACGCGGCACCACGGGCACCAATCCTCTTTGGCTCGCGTAGTCTCCACGCAAATCGCATCATCAGATCCTTCGCAACCGACGAAGCTCACTTCCTGGCCGATCTCGCGCAATGCGGCGCGCAGCATATTGATCTCGTTGCCGAGTTCGGCGGCACCCTTGAGCGCTTCGGTCAATTTGACCTCGACTTGGTGCTCTGGCCTATGATTTGCCATGCTCATTTCCCGTATCGCTCTGTGATGCCTCTGGGTGCGCGGATGCATCGAAAACAAAGCCTTTGCCGTGCGCGTAATTGAACAGGGCCGCTGTAGCGCCGCCTTTAGCGACGTATTGCCACAGGTGCGGCTGCCCACTGATCTGATACGGCCCTTCGAACCCGGCACGCTGGCACGCAGATTGCCAGTCCTCGTACTTCGTGAACGTGCGCGGCTCGCTCATTTGGGCCGTCGCGCGCAGGGCGGCTAGGACTGGTGCGTACGCGTAATGGTCTTTCGGGTAGCACAGTTCACTCATATGACGTTCGACGGTACGCAGCGCCGCTTCGAGCGTCGCGATGCGGGCGCGAATAGTGACCGAATCGTCCAGCAGCGTTTGATAGTTGCCGCGCCATTGGGCAAGCTCAGCGGCGAGGGCGTCGCGCTCTTTGATTCGCCAATCAAGCGCAACCTGTGTGCCGGTGAGGGTGGCATCAACTTCGGTAAGCCGCATCTTAGCCGCTGCATGATGGTTCTCCAATTCATCCACCGTGGCCTCGGCTATGATCGCGCGAGCACGCAGCGCGTCATATTCGCGTTTGGTGAGCATGACGTAGCCGTCGCTCATTTCTGCTCCAGCGCTTCCCGCGCAATCGTTATGACGTCGGTGCTATATTTCCAGCCGTCGGTCAGAAGGGTGAGGGCGGCTTCGAGTTCGGCGATGCGGGCCACATAGCCGTTCAGCACATTGGCAACATCAGGCCAGCGACCTTCGTGCGCTAGGGCCAGCTCCGCGGCGAGGGCATGGATGCGGTCCTTAAGGGCGATCTCGGTACTGCACACTTCATCGCGGTGACGCCGCACCTCTGCGTTGTCCGCTTCGAGTTCGGCGACGCGCATCCAGGCGGCGTGCAATTTATTAGCGTCATCTGCCATGCGCCGCACGTTGTCGGCATTGTCGGCGGCGAGGGCGTCAAGTTGCTGTCGTAGATCATGGTTCTCGCGCTGTAGGACGCCAACGTCCGTTTTGCCGGTCATCATTTCGTCGCCTCCGGTGCGGGTGCGAGGGCGCGGTAATACTCGCTCGCGATTTCAGCGGCTTCGGCAAATTGAGGATGCTTGAGAATCGTTAGCCCAAGATAGAATTCATGAAAGGTCGTGGCTGCTTTCGCGCAAGCTTCCTCTAGTTCGCGCACGCGGGCCTCATGCTCCGCCCACCGCACGAACTCACCGGCGGGGTGCTCGTAGAGGTCGGGGTACGCGGAGCTGGTGCGGTACCTTTTAAGCATTTGAGTCCTTTGCAGATTGTGACGCTAGATAGAGCAGCGCTAATTCAACGGTTTTCGGAATAGCTGAGTCGCCCGCGCAGTACTTACGCATGGTCCGCTCGTTGATCTCTAGGGCCTTGGCTGCGCCGCGCTGCGAGAGTCCAGCGCGGTCCAGCAGGCGTTGCAGTTGCAGGGCGGTCATATTGCGTCGAACTCGCTCTCGAAGCAGTGATCGACGATGGATTTAAGGTCGTGCTCGTCGGCATCATGGTCCTGGACTTGGATAAATACGTTGTCATTGATGGTCGCCAATTGTTCTGCGGTAAACCCCTCGGTGTTCTGCAAGGTCGCCTGAAATCGGTTGTTGAATTCGTCGCGGGTCATTGGCCTCTCCTGTCCAGCGAAATGCTGGTGTGGGATCATTAGGCCATATAACCCTATAGGGTGTCAAGTCCTATTCTCCCGTCTCATCCGCGCCCGTGGCCCCGGTCGGCAGCGGCGACCAGGCTTTGACGGCGCCGCGCTTGTACCAGGTCCCATCGCAGGCATGCCAGCGATCCTCAGCCTCGCCGTAGTAGCCGAGCCAGATCGGCTCATCGCTGCCAGGGACGCAGACGATGACGAAACTATCGTCATCCGGCGGCGCGTCGGCGGAATACCAATGCAGGACTTCGGTGTCGAGGATGGTCATTGGCCGAGCGCCTCGCGCCAGTCCGCGCAATCACCACATTCTTGGACGGCCTCGCGACAGCCCTTGGTGATGTCATCCGGATCGATTTGCTCGAAGATGCTGACGAGTCCCGTCCCGCTGCAGGACTCGCAGGCGGCCGCGGCCGCGAGCACCCGGTCGCGCAGGCGCAGGTTCTCGGCGCGCACCTGGTCCAGCTCTTTTTCGAGCAGCAGCAGCTTGCGGGTGAACTCGATTTTCGTCACGTCTTAATCTCGAGACGCTCACCCGCTTCCACATATGCGCCCTCGACGCGCTCCCCCTTGCCGATCGCGGCCTTGATGGCAGCCTTGTCGATGCGCTTGTCGGGCGGCGGGGGCTGCACCCAGAACTGCTCGGGAATCGCGTGCTCATCGGTGATGACGACGGCGGGCGGATTGGCGCGGCGCGCGATCACGAGCTCCGGCGACTCGATGCGCTTCTTGCCCGTGGCCTGTAAATGGAATTGTAAGTACGCCTTGATGGAGGCCGCGCGATTCGCGATGCGGTTCGAGCGGCCCATCATCTGGGTGGCCGCGACGCGCACCGCTTCCGCGTTCGCCTCGAGCGAGAGGATGAACTTCGCGACCTGCACCGCTTTCACCTCGAAGTCCCCCTCGAGCGCCTCCAAGGTGTCCGCAATGACCTCTGCTGGCAGATCGTCCGACTCGCCCAACTGTTCGAGCGATTGGAACTGCGCGGAAATCTCGTAGAGTTTGAGTGCGCTGTTCATGACGAAACCTCATCGAAATTGATTCGAACTTCTTCGCGCGGTGGCCCTGGATACTTGTAAAACCCTCGCGAATAGAGGGTGTCGACCAACTTTCCGAAGATCTCAGGCCCCACGTTCTCGATGGCCAGGTGCGTGCATTCTTCCTGCCGCATGCGGGTCAGCTGCACCGTGAGCGCAAGGACCACTTCCAACTCATGCTTGTAGAGCGATATGCGCATCACGATGCGTCCGCCATGTCGCGCGCCTGCGCATCGGCGATCGCCTGCTTCATGGAGTCCTTGACGGCTGCATAACGCTGGAGCGTGGGCTTGTGCTTGGTCGATGCCTTGGCCGCTGCGTACGCCGCCTGCAGGGCGGGGAGCGTCGTGACATCCATCGCATTGACGTACGCCTCCACCTCGTTCAAGTCGGGGGCTTGCGCCGCTTGCGCGATCGCCGCGGTCACCGGTTGGGCCTCAGCCGGCGCCTCCATGTCGCGCACCTCTTCGGGCGTGTAGGCCCCTGAGGTCGCCGACGGGGCGGTCGCGCGCACGCCCTCCGACACACAGCGGCTCCTGAGCATGGCGCGTGGGTACTTGCTGTACATGCCGCCGTTCTTGTCGACGAGCCCGGCGCGTTTGGCGCGTTCGATATCCCAATCGATGCGCAGCGGCTTGGGGCTGAGCGGATGCGTGAACGTGGCCGAGGCCATTTTGTCGGTGAGTTCGTGCCATTCAATCTTGCCGCCCGAGGCCTGGAAGTCGCGCATCATCGCCTCGGGTTTCTTGGCCGCCCGGCCCTGGATGACATCGTAGTCGCGCGCAATGACCGCCGGGTGCTTGCCCTCGGCCTGCGCGATCATCATCAGGGATAACGCCTGGTCGGCATCCTTGACGCCGAAGAGGCCCGACTTCGCGATCGCGACCGCCATGCGCTGCATGTCGGCGAAGCTGAAAGTGGGCGCGGGGGCGTCGGTGGCCAAAATCACATCTTGCTTAGCGTTCATCGGTCATCTCCTTGAGGTTATCGAGCGCTTCCTGGCGCGTGCGGCCAAAGGCGTGGGGGTTCTTTGAATCGGTGGCGCCATCGCAGAGGTCATCGTCGTAGGCGCAGAAATCGAAGTCTCTGATAGGTATTGGGGGCGGCCAGTATTCAACGATGATGGCCATGTCAGCCCGCCTGGCGCTTCAAGAGCGCCGGGGTGTGGATCTGCGCATCGACCGCCAAGTACATCGCATGCGCGCGGCGAAAGTCGGCGAGGGCATCGACGTACGGCGCGCCCTGCTCGGCGGGGAGGCGCTCGATGATGAGGGTGAGGGCCACCACTGCGCTGATGTAGCTGTCGCGCTCGATGCACAGGACTTCGCAGGGGCTCACAGATCCCTCCAATCGCGGGTCCCTCTGAAGGCCCCCATGTTGTAGCGATCGATCTCGGTGTTGCGGATGAACTCATCGCGCCGCTGGCGGTATTTTTCAAAGGTGCCGATGAGCCAGTCGACCGCGAAAATCAACACCACCAGCAGCACGCAGCCCAAGGCGATGTGGCCGCTCACGAGACTGATTCCTCGCGCAGGCCCGTCTCGGCCACCCGCTTGACCGCCTTGATGAGCGCGAGCGCGGCGCCCTCCCACATGCCGCTATCCAAGTGCAGCTGCAGGGCGAAGATGATGTCCTTGAGCGCGCTCGCCATTTCATCCCGCTCATCGCGAATACGCAGCGCCGTCGCGCTCAAGGCGTCCAAGCTCGCACTGAGCTCGCGCGTCGCCTGCGATTGCATGGCCTCGGTGATGACTTCGTTCATAGCGTCACCGCGTACGCGAGGTAGGCGGCGAAGACCACGAGTGGCGCCAAGCACACGGCGAGCTCGAGGCGGAAGGGAATCGGGTAATCGGGCATCTCGCGCTCCATGTGTGGGGGGACCATGGGAGCCATCTTAGACAACTTATCTAGCCTGTCAAGTATTATTTGATGTCTTGTCTAAAATGTGCTCCAATCGACACCTATGGAAACCGTCGACGACATTTTTGCGATTTGGGACTCGGTGGCCGACATGGCGCGCGACCTCGATATGCCCTATCAGACGGTCTCCAAGTGGCAGCAACGCGCCCGCATTCCCTATGAATCGTGGGAGGCAGTCATCAAGGCGGCAGGGGTTGAAGGCTACGAGTTGACGTTCGAGCAGCTCGCCAAGATCAATCGCCCGCGCCTCAACGCCAGCACGACATGAGGGCCGAGTTCACCTTCGCGCTACTCGCCCCGCCGCGGGAATTGTAAGCCATGTCGACCGTGGACTATCGCCAGTTCCTGGCCGACAAGGCCATCACCTCGCCCTTGAGCGGCGTCACCTTCGAGCCGGTGCTGCGCGAGCACCTGTTCCCGTTCCAGCGCGATATCGTGCGCTGGGCCCTGAAGCGGGGGCGGGCGGCGATCTTCGCCGACTGCGGCATGGGCAAAACCCCGATGCAGTTGGAATGGGCACGGGTGGTGGCGGAAACGCAGGGGCCGGTGCTGATCCTGGCGCCGCTGGCGGTGGCACAGCAAACGGTGCGCGAGTGCGAGAAGTTCTACACCGATATGTCGGTGTACTACCACCGCGCGATGCCCGAAGTCACCCGCGGCATCACCATCACCAATTACGAGATGCTGCAGCATTTCGACCCGTCGAAGTTTGCCGGCATCGTGCTGGACGAAAGCAGCATCTTGAAAGCCTACGACGGCAAAACCCGCACTGCGATCATCGAGGCCTTCGCGCAAACCCCCTACCGGCTGGCCTGCACCGCGACTCCGGCGCCCAACGATTACATGGAGTTAGGCAACCATGCGCAATTCGTCGGCTCCATGTCGCGGGTCGAGATGCTGTCGATGTTCTTCGTGCACGATGGCGGCGAGACGCAGCAATGGCGCCTGAAGGGCCACGCCGAGCAGGATTTCTGGCGCTGGCTGGCCTCATGGGCGGTGATGATCCGCAAGCCCTCCGACTTGGGTTATGACGACGGCGCGTTCATCCTGCCCAAGCTGTCATTGCATGAGCATGTGATGCACGTCGAGAAGGCCACCGATGGCTATCTGTTTGCGCTCGAGGCGGTGACCCTGCAGGACCGGATCGCCGCGCGCCGCGAGTCGGTGGTGGATCGGGTGGCCGAATGTGCCGCGCTGGTCAACACCAGCGATCAGCCGTGGGTGGTGTGGTGCAATCTCAACAGTGAATCGGAGGCCCTGCGCAAGGCCATTCCGGATGCCATCGAGATCCGCGGCAGTCAGTCGAACGAGGACAAAGAAGCGGCCATCCTGGCGTTTCTCGATGGCTCCGCGCGGGTGCTCATCACCAAGGCCTCGATGTCGGGATTTGGCTTGAATTTGCAGCACTGCGCGCACATGGCGTTTGTCGGATTATCCGATAGTTGGGAGCAGTTCTACCAGGCGATTCGCCGCTGCTACCGGTTCGGTCAAGTCCGCGAAGTCAACGCGCATCTCATCATCGCCAGCACCGAGGGCGCGGTGCTGAAAAACATCAAGGACAAAGACACGGCCGCCGGCGTGATGGCCGAGTCGATCGTCAATCACATGCGTGCCGAAATGCGCGCCAACATCCAGACCGGAACGGTGCGGCACATGAACCAGTACGAGCGCGAAGTCGTGGGCGGCGATCACTATGCGATGCACTTGGGTGATTGCGTCGAGGTGGTGAAAGACCTCGCGCCCGATTCGATCCACTACAGCATCTTTTCGCCGCCGTTCGCCTCGCTCTACACCTATTCCGCGTCCGATCGCGACATGGGCAATTGCCGGGATCAGGACGACTTTCTGACGCATTTCGGCTTCCTGGTGAGAGACCTGTACCGCGTCACCATGCCGGGCCGGCTGTTGAGTTTTCACTGCATGAATATCCCGACCACCAAGACGCATCATGGCTATATCGGCATCCAGGATTTCCGCGGCGATTTGATTCGGCTGTTCGAGGCGGTTGGATTTATCTTCCATTCCGAAGTGTGCATCTGGAAAGATCCGGTCACGGCGATGCAGCGCACCAAGGCGTTGGGGCTCTTGTACAAGCAGCTCAAAAAAGATTCGGCCATGTCGCGCCAGGGCATTCCCGATTACCTGGTGACGATGTGCAAGCCGGGCGAGAACCCGGAGCGCGTGACGCACACCGCCGAGGACTTCCCGGTGGGTGTGTGGCAGAACTACGCGAGCCCGGTGTGGATGGATATCGCTCCGTCCGACACCTTGCAGTTTCGCTCGGCACGTGAAGAGAACGACGAGCGGCATATCTGCCCGTTGCAATTGGGCGTCATTCAACGAGGGATCGAATTATGGACGAATCCAGGCGATACCGTCTTAAGCCCCTTCGCCGGCATTGGCAGCGAGGGCTACGTCGCGCTGCAGAATGGGCGGCGGTTCATTGGCGTGGAGCTGAAGCGTTCCTATTGGCAACAGGCGTGCGAGAACTTGCGCCAGGCGAAGCGCGTCATGGGCGATTTGTTCGACGTCGCGTGATGAACTATTTCGAGTTGCATATCAGCGACTACCAGCGCAAGACCGCGCACCTGTCCCTCGCCGAGCATGGCGCCTACTCGCTGATGCTGCAAACCTTCTATGCCTCGGAACGCCCGCTGCCGGCCGAGCGCAAAGTACTCTACCGGCTACTGCGGGCCAATTCGGCTGCCGAGCGCAAGGCGATTGATTCGGTTGCCGGGCAATTTTGGCAGCAAGGGGAGCAGGGGCTCACCAATAAGCGCGCTGCTGAAGTGCTCGATGTCTATAAGCGATGGGTTACCAAACAGAAAGCCAATGGTTCTAAAGGAGGACGGCCAAAGGAAACCCACGGGTTAAGCAATGGGATAACCCAAACGGAACCCAACGGCAACCCAACGGGGGGGGACTCTGATCAAGACTCTGACTTCCCACTTCCCACTTTGACTTCAACTTCCCACACACACTCCGACTCCGAATCTGACGCGGGCGCAGGCGCGCCACGCGGGCGTGTGGGGGGAAATAGAAAACGGCGTGAGGAACCGGAGTCCGACTGGAAACCCCCGACCGAGGAGGAAATCCGTGCAGGAAAGTGACGCCAAAGGCTTCGAACGGGCGCTTTCCCGGCTCTGCGCGGGGTTCGATGTGCCCCTGACCGATGCCCGGCGCGAAGCCTACTGGCGGGCCTTTCGCAAGCTCCGGCTGCTGGAATTTACAGGGCTTTGCGATACCGCGCTGGTCGAGTCCACGTTCGCCTCGATGCCCACGGTGGGCGCACTGTGGGAGCTGCATCGCAAGCTCCAGCCACCGAGCGAAGCGCCCGCGGATGCCGGCCCCTTGCTCCAGACGCAACTGTGCGAGTACGCAGCCATCAAGCTCAAGCACCTGTGCGCGAAGACCGCGACGCCGGCCGAGCGGTGGACGTACTCGCGCCCCTGGACCTACTGCTACCGCGAGTGGCGCGATGAGACGGGCAAGAGTTGCGCCGAATGCATGGGCGTGGTGATCGACTTGGACGACGGGCGCAAGGTCGGCTGGACGGTCACCAACATGCGCAACGACACCGAAGTTTACGCGCAGGTGATGCGCCGACTGAGCCCCGATTACCGCGGCGACCGAGTGGTGCAACCATGACCGAAACGCCCCCCACCGACGATGACGAAGGCGACGATGAGGATGCGCGCCGGCAAGCGCACGCCGAACTGATCGGCCAGCGGCAGGCGCCACCGCCCCCCGACTGGCTCACCGCGCAAGCCCGCGCCATCGGCACCGCACGGCCCAAACCGCCGCCGGGCGTGTACACCAAGCGCTGGAGAAAGCCATGACCGGCAAGTCCGCGCTGCGCGCCGCCTTAGGCAACCGCGATGCCAATCACGCGGATGTGACGCGCTGGTACTCGGAATTGTATTGCACGGTCCAAGATACGCACGCTGTCGGCGGTGGATTCCCGGACATCGTGGTCAAAATTCCAACGAAACGCGGACCCCAGGTAGCGCTGGTCGAGGTCAAGACCACCGATGGCACTTTACGGGCGAGCCAAATCTGCTTCATCGCCGAGTGGGGCTCGTGTGTCACCGTGGTGCAAACGCGCGCCGATGTGTTCGATCACGTGGAGCGCGTGCGCAATGGCTGAACTCGCCTGGGACTGGTCGGTGATCGCGGTCGCCCTCATCTGGAAACTCGCGCCCAAGGGCTTCGTCCTGTTCCGTGAGGACATGGCACGGCTGCCGCTGGACCGGGTGCTGCTCGAGGACCGCCAGGCCGATCGCATCACGCTGAGTTTTATCCCGCTCAAAGAAGCGCAGCAGCGCGCCGCCCCCGAACGCGGCGAGAAGCGCGCGACGGTGAGCGAGCTTCAAGGCCGCTGGCAAAAAATCGCTGTCGTCGCCCTGTGGAGCCTGTCCAAGACCGGCATCACGCTCACCGAGTACGATCGCGCGGCGGTGCCGGATGGGCTTGAGCTGATGGCGAGCGGGCATGAGTTCGGCGTTGAATGGAGATTTCTGCCACGGTGGGAGGCGCAACAACACCGCAAATGGGACTTCGAACACGAGGGCGGCACGATGATCTTGGAGAACTTGCGATGATCAAACAACCCACCCTCTACCGCGACCGCATCGTGATTCCGGAGGCGCGGCGGATGCTCAAGTCGATGGAACTGCACACCTCGGGCGGCTTCCCCGACGAGACGCACGCGCTCCAGTTGCTGTGCGCCCGCGGCGAGAATGACTTGGAACTCGCGGTGGTCAAGTTCCTGATGGAGCTTTTTGGCTATCCGCCCTCCCACGCGAAGGAGGCGCGCTTCGATAAAACCAAACGCGCCCTGACCAAACGCAACGGCAAACCCCCGCGCGGTGGAGTGGGGGTGGAGGCATGAACACAACCGCCGCCAATGGCGCAGGCGCGGCGCAACCGGCACCTAAGCCCAAGCGCAGCCACCACAAGAAAAAACCCGCCACGGCCCCCGTGGTGCCCGTAAAGAAGCCCAACCTGCCCCCGGTCGATGCACTCGCCGCCGCCCTCGAGGCCGCCCGCCACGCGCAGGAGGGCAACACCAAACTCGCACGCGCGATCGATGCCTTACGCGAATGCCTACAACTCATCGTCATCGCCGAGATGGACAACCACACCAAGCTGCCCGTCACCACGCGGGACTTACGGGCGCTCGCCGCCGAGGGCCTCGATGCCTATAGCGCGATCACCGGGCAGAACTGGCGGCTCTCAAAAAACCAGGTGGTCAAATCGCGCGCCGGCGATCGCAATCAGTCGAGCTTAGCCAATGAGGGGTACGACGATGCCAACAGCTAAAGCATTCCTGCGCGATGTTCTCACCTTAGGCTGCATCGCGTGCGCCTTGGGGATCATCGAGCTTCTCGGCCAGATCGCGAATCGGTAATCACGGGCAAAGCAAAATAAAGTAGGCGAATCTAAATGGCCGGCAAACCTGGGCGAAGCGGACGCAAGAAAGGCACGCCCAACAAGGCCACTGTGACGGCCCGCGAAGCGATTGCCGCTTTCATCGACGGCAACGCGGGAAACCTGCAGAAATGGCTCGATGAGGTGTACCGGGCCGATGGCCCGAAAGCCGCATTGGCCTGTTACAACGATCTGGTCGAGTTCCACGTGCCCAAACTCGCGCGCACCGAGATCTCGAGCCCCGACGGCAGTGCGCTGTCGCTGACCATCCAGTTATCCAAATGACCACCAGCTACGTCTACAAAAGCCCGGGCGTGGTGTGCGATCAGTTCTTACTCTCGCAAGCCTTCCTGGTGGGCCTGCGCGGTCCCATTGGCGGCGGCAAGTCGACCGCCTGCGTGATGAAGCTGCTCTCGATCGCGGACAAGCAGCACATCGCCAAGGATGGGCGCAAGCACGCGCGTTTTGCCATCATCAGGAATACCTACCCCGAGCTCGTCACCACCACCATCAAGACCTGGCATCAGTGGGTGCCGGAGTCGATCGGCAGCTGGCGTGGGCAAGGCCCGCCGACGCATCGCATTATCGATGACAAGTTGGACCTCGAGGTGATCTTCGTCTCGCTCGATCGCCCGCAGGACGTGCGCAAGGTGTTGGGGATGGAACTGACCGCGGCCTGGATCAACGAGGCGCGCGAGGTCGGCAAGGAGCTCTTAGACGGGCTCACCGGGCGGGTGGGGCGCTTCCCGTCCGAGCGCGATGGCGGCTGTGTGGGCGCGCAGATCCTGATGGACACCAACCCGCCGCAGGTCGATCACTGGTGGTACGTGTTGGCCGAAGAGGACACCTCGAGTGAGCGCAACGCGCAGCTGGTCGAGTCGGTCAAGCTCGCCGAGGCGGAGATGCGTGCCAAGGGTCTGCTGGATAAATATCAGCCGCTGTTCCAGTTCTACGCGCAGCCCGATGCCAACTCCCCCGATGGTGAGAACCTGCAGAACCTGCCGCCGGCGTATTACGCGAAGGCCTCGGCCGGCAAGAGCGAGGAATGGAAAAAGGTCTACATCCGCGGCGAGTACGGCTTCGTGCAGGACGGTCGGCCGGTCTACCCGGAGTTCCGTGAAGCGCTGCACGTCAAGGAGTTTGAGTTGAATCCACGCCTGCCCCTCTCCTTAGGGGTGGACTATGGCCTGACACCCGCTGCCGCCATTGGGCAGCGCTCTTTTACCGGCATCCACCGCGTGCGCTGGGAGGTCGTGACCGAGCACATGGGCGCGAAGCAATTCTCCGATGTGCTGCGCGGTTTCTTGAACCAATACTGCAGTCAGTTCAATTTCGATTCGATGACCGGGGACCCGGCTGGCGATGCCGATTCGCAGACGGATTCCGATGAATCGTGCTTCAAGATCATGCGGGTGAACGGCTTCCCCGAGATGCGCCCGGCGCACACCAACGATCCCACCATCCGGCGCGAGGCCCATGCGCAGGCGATGAACCGGCTCATTGACGGCCAGGCCGGCTGGCAGGTGCACCCGCAAGGGTGCCCCACGTTGCGGCGTGGCATGGCGGGGCAGTACCGCTACAAGCGCGTCCAGATGCCGGGGGATGACCGCTATCACGATAAGCCGGAGAAAAACTCGGTGAGCCACGTGTGCGAGGCGGATCAATACCGGATGCTCGGCTGTGGCGAGGGGCGGGTGGTGCTGCGCGGAACCTTGGGCGGCAGGCGAAGTAGGCCAGCTTATTCGATCATGTAGGCGCCCGGCGACTTTCATGTGCCCGCCACTTGAGGCATAAGCTCGCCATGAGCTTTGCCCCTGCACTTCACAAGGCGATCGGTTGGCTGGACCCGGTGCAGAGCAAGGTCTTTGGCCAAAAGTTCTCCGACTCCACCGACTTAGCCTATCAGGCGTTCAAGCCGAAGACGCCGCCGGCGCCCCCCGGGGTGCCCAACCCGAACGACGCCATGAACGCCGCGCAGCAGCAGACCGATGCGATGCGCATGCGCCGCGGGCTCATGAGCAACATCTACGCGGGCAGCCTGCAGGGCCAGGCCTCGCAGCCGGTGAGCGGAAAGACAGCCCTTGGCACCTAGTGCGCTCACCAAGGCGACCGCGCTCTACCGGTACGCGATGGAGCAGGGCGCCGCGCTCGAGACCTTTCAGTTAGCGCTCACCGATGCCGAGGCATTCGAGATCCTCGATTGGTTCAAGGCGCAGATGGAGCCGAATGGCCTCTTCGAGGTGGACCTGGAGATTGCGCACCGCACCGGCCGGCCCTTCGAGATGCTCGGGAATTTCCATCTGATGGGGATTGCGATCGTGCGCGCGAACCTGGCCTTAAACTGATGTCGGACGACGCCAATTCGCTGATTCAGCAGTACCAGGATCTATGGACCAAGCAGGGTAACTTCCGGTCCTTGTGGAACGTCGCCGCGCAGTTCTGCATGCCCGCCTGGGATTTGTTCATCGGCGAATTTGCCGAGGGCGTGAACCGCAACACCCGCGTCTTTGACTCCACCGCCATCATCGCCAATGAACGCTTTGCCGCCTGCATGGAGGCGATGCTCACCCCGCGTGCGCAAGTGTGGGAGAAGAGCAAGCCCGACGATGAAGCACTGGACGACAACCCCGCGGTCGCCAAGTACATGGATCAGGTGGACAAGATTCGCTTTGCGGCCCGCTACCATCCGGCGGCGAACTTCGCGAGCCAGACGGACGAGTGCTACATGTCGTTGGGCGCCTTCGGCAACAACTGCATGTTCGTCGACGAGATGTTAGGGCACAGCTTGCGCTATCGCTCCATTCCCTTGCCCGAGCTCGTGTGGGCCTTGAATCACCAGCGCATGGTCGACACGGTATTCCGCAAATTCAAGTACACCGCCAAGCAGGCGGTCGATCACTGGGGCGCCAAGGGCAACATCCCGCCCGCCATCACGCGGGTGCTCTCCACCAATCCGTACCAGGAATTTGAGTTCCTGCACTGCATTCGACCTAATCCCGATCACGTGCCATTCGCCTATGGCGATAAGGGCAAGAAATTTGAGTGCTGGTACATCTACTTGGGTGATAAATCCGTCCTATCTCGCGGTGGATATCGGACCTTTCCGTGTGCAATTGGACGATATCGAATGGCTCCCGGTGAGAGTTACGGCCGAGGGCCAGCAACTACGTGTCTCCCTGACGTACGAACTGCGAACGAGATGGTTAAGACCGGCCTACGAGCAGGTCAAAAAGCCGTAGATCCGCCGATCCTGCTAGCCGAAGAGTCGGTCCTCAACAACTTCAATCAGCGCTCGGGCGCCAATAACTACGGCATGGTGAGCGCGGACGGCAAGCCGCTCGCCATTCCGTTTGAGTCCAAAGCCAATTTTCAGCTCGCGGACAAGCTGCTCGATTCCACCCGCCAGGTGATCCGCGACACGTTCTTGAACACGCTGTTTCAGATCCTGGTGCAAAACCCCAACATGACCGCCACCGAGGCGCTCTTGCGGGCGCAGGAGAAGGGCGAACTCATCGCGCCTGCGATGGGCCGCCAGCAGTCCGAGTTCTTAGGGCCCATGATCTTTCGCGAGATCGACATTCTCTCGGAAGCGAATCAGCTGCCGCCGCCGCCGATGGAACTGGTGCGTAGCAAGCGCGGGATTCGCATCGAATACACCTCGCCGCTGGCGCGGGCACTGCGCGCGGAAGAGGGCACCGCCATCATGAATACGGTGTCCGATATCGCACAGATGGCGAACTTGGACAAATCGGTGCTGCGCATCATGGACTTTCACGATGCGGTGCGCGAGATGGCGCAGATCCGCGGCTGTCCCGCCAAACTCATCCTATCCGAGGACCAGGTGCAAATCCTCATGCAGAACGATCAGCAGCAAGAACAGGCCACTGCCGCCGCGCAACAGGCGCCGCAGGTGAGCCTCGGCGTTAAGAACTTGGCGCAGGCCGCGCAGGCCGCAGCGTCCGCCGGTGGCGGTCAACCGGGCGCGCAAGCGCAACCCGCCGCATGACGCGCGCCATCATCAACGACACCAACGTCGGGCCCGATACCGCGCCGCAGGCGTTCGACAAGGCCAAGGCAAATTTCGTCCTGTGTGATACCGACACCGCGAATATTGCGGTGAACGCCGCGGCCATCGCCGCCGCCAACACCAACATCGCCGCCAACACCACCAACATCGCGACCGTGACCACGGGCTTGGCGACTGCCAATACCAACATTGCCGCAGCGGTCGCGGTCAACACCACGCAGACGGCCAACATCGCCGCCAACACCGCCGCGATCACCGTCAACAGCACCAACATCACGGCGCTGCAGAGCGCGCTGAGCGCGGTGTCGACCAACGTCGTGTTGCTCTCGGGCTCGGCGAACGCGGCCACCAACACCGCGGCCATCCAGGCGGCCTTGACCGCGGGCGGCATCGTCAACTTGATTCAGCCCGGGGTCTATTACATCAACGCAACGCTGCTCTTCGGCAGCAACACGGTGCTCATTTTGGGCGCCAATACGACGGTACGCTTAGCCCCGAGCTCCAACTGCAGCATGCTGCAGTCGAGCGCGGCCGCGCCCTACCTCGCGGGCGGCACGGCGGTGACCCTCACGCAAGGCGCGCTCAACGCGGTCAATGTGGCGTGGACCGGGCATGGCCTGATTGCGGGGCAGGGCGTGTGGCTCGGCGGCTCCAGCCCTTCGGCCTACAACGGCGTGTTTCGCGTGAGTGCCGTGGTCGATGCGAACAACTTCACCCTGTACACCAAAACCTACGCCAATGCGACGCCGACCGGCTCCGCCTTTGGCGTAGTCGCGGTGCAGAACTTCGCGCTGGTGGGCGGCACCTGGGACATGGACTATCTGAACCAGAGTCCGCCCTCCGACTACCGCAACCACTCGATCAACTTGACCGGTCTTCTGGACTGCACCGCCTCCGATGTGCTTTCGATGAACGCCACCAAGTTCTGCTTCTGCCTGTGCGCGGTGGATAACTTCCGCTGGTGGAATTTGAATGCGCAGGGCAATGCCTCGGACGGCATGAAAGTCTATGGTCCGGCGCGCTCGGTGGTGGGCGATGGGCTCTCTGGCCATAGTCACGATGATTTCATTTCCCTGCAGACCAAGGAGCTCCCCGTCTACATCGCGCATCAGATCTCGGGCGGCGGGGATATCTACGACTGCACCATCAAGAACATCAATGCGGACGGCTTGGGGAGCACCTTCGCGCTCTACCCGAGTGATAACGAGATCATGGATGCGGTGGTGTTCGATCAGGTGACGGGAGTCAAAACCGCCGCCTACATCGGCGAGGTGAACAACGTCACCTTCGTCAACAACAACATCGGCCAGGTCGTCATCCGCAACGCCAACATCATGGGCGGCATCAACACCCGCTACTGCACCATCGACCAGCTGACCTTCGCCGATTGTTCGTACAATCCGAACACCACCACGGTGGCCGGCAGCGCGGTCTTTTTCAACACCGGCACGGGAGCGGTGATCGACTCGCTCATTTTCGAGCGCATCAAGTCCGATGGCATCCCCTCGACCGCCGGCAACATCAACCTCACGCTCTTCAGCGGCGGGGCTTTTGGGCGCATCGTCGCGCGTGATTGCATGATTCAAAATGGCACCGGCACCTTGAACCTCTTGTGCTTCAACGGCACGACTTACACGGTGGGCGAGATCTTAATCGACGGCGGCTACTTCGATGCGTCCTCCCACTATCTCGCCTATTTCGCAGGGACCGGTGCGGGCGGCAGTACGCCCAACATCACCTTGCGCAATGTCTTAAATAACGGCGCGGGCGCTATAACCGCCAGCGGCGTGATGACGGGCTCGGTGCGCCTCGAGGGCAACACCTTCAACGGCGTCTCCTTGGGGATCGTGCGGACGAGCGCTAACTCCACCTTTGCCATTCAATCCGATGGATGCAATAAGTTCACCTCCTCTGCGGTACTCGTCATCGCCGCCGGCTCGCCTATTATCACGGCCTATGGCCCCGACTTGAAGGTCGACGCGGGGCTCTTGGCGACGACCAAAGGGCAGTCCTTCAGCCATGCCTCCGCGGTCGCGGGGCGCAATGCCGCGAATCAGCAGGGCCTGTGCATCGGGGTCGATGGGACGCATTTCTACGCGCTCGGGACCGGCACCAGCGGCGTCAACACGCTGATCCTCTGATGCCCCTCGCAAGCCTGCTCTTGTGCGTGAATGATGCCAAAGCGGGGGCGATCTCAGCGGCGCCGCCGGCCGCCTTGGCCGCCGGCTACATCCTGCGCACCTTCGGGCCCGCGTTGAGCATCGGCGTCAATTGGTTTCCGAATACGTTCTTTCGCGCGGACACCGGCGGCTATGTCCAAAATTCGGACGGCTCGGTGACCTTGGACGGCATCGGCAGCCCCGGCTACGGCCTCTGTACGGCGCAGCACGGCGTCTCGCCCGCCTGGAGCGGAGTGGCGTTCGCCGGCGGATTTTACGTCGAAGGGATCTTCAAGTTTGCGCCCTCCGCCTCGCCGGTGTTTCCGTGGCCGGCGTTCTGGGGCACCACCATCGAAGTGATGGCAGCCAATGCCGTGGTGCCCGCCGTGCAGTGGGTCGGGCAGCCCACCGGCTACGGGCGCTGGGCCGAGACCGATTTCTTCGAGGCGGACGTCGCGGGCAGCACGGTGAAATACGGCGGGCAACTGTGGGCCTGGTACGAACGCGTGCCGCAAACGCCGGGGCTCCCCACCGTGCATTTGCAGACCGCGGCGGCGGTGCCCACGGGGGTGAACTTCAACAACTTCAACAAATACGGCTTTTTGTGGATTCCCGCCACCCCCGCGGTGCCGCGCTCGGGCACTGCCAAATGGTTTTTCAATGACGTCCAGGTGGCCAACACCGTGCATTGGGACCCGTATGATGCGAGCCTTGCGCCTCCGCCGGTGTACAACCCAGGGCCTACGGGACGCTCGGACGCGGGCAGTGCCTTGGATCAAGTGCACATTGCGCTCATCTTCAATACCGGCATGGCGGTCTCGCCGATGACGATTCAAGCGTGCAGCGTGTGGCAGGCGAGCGCGGCCAGTAACCTCTATGGCTCCGCCACCGGCGCCGGCGCCCCCGCACCGCCCACCATCGGCACCATGAGCGCGGGCAATACGAGCGCCGCGGTGCCCTTTACCGCGGGGAGTAACGGCGGCTCGGCGATTACGAGTTTCACCGCAACGCTAAGCCCGCCCGATGTGGCGCCGGTCTCGGGTGCGTCGAGCCCGCTTGCCTTCACGGGCTTGACCAACGGCACCGTGTATACGGCCACCGTCACGGCCACCAATGCGATCGGCACCAGCTCCCCGTCGGGGGTCTCCAATTCGGTGATTCCGAGTGCCGGCACCAACTTGACGCTCTATGCCAATGGCACCTTCGATGCGACCTTTCCGGTGGCGAACGATCTATCCTTCAGCGCGACCCGCACCAGCACGGGGGCCAATGCCTGCCCGGGCAGCACGCAGAGCCTGCAGGTCGTCACCAACTCGACGCCGAACTTCGGCGGCGGCTGGCAGCCGGGGAGCCTGTGGCGCTCGATTCCGCCCAATGGCTTTGATGACAGCACGTACACCCAACTGCAGTTCTCGCTCTACACGCCGCTGCCCACTCACATGTACTTGGGCTCGCACTACAGCCGCTCGACCGGCAACGATATTGGCGCCTCGACGAGTTTGACGCAGGGCTCGAGCATCTGGAGCATTCCGGCCAATACCTGGGTGACCTGCAAAGCGCCGCTCGCGAACCTCGCGATGTTGGGCAGCCACAACTTCTACAAATTCGCCTTGGGCGTTGATACCAACACGACCTTCTACGTCGACAACGTCACCTGGATCGCCGGCAACTTAGGCTGGGCCTTCCAAGGCACGGGCGCACCGGCTGCGGGCTGGAGCGATGCGTCGGTGAACGCGACCGCGGACTACACCTGGCTGCCGGGGACCTTGAACGCGAGCCTGTACTCGCTCAACAATCCGTCCGTGCCCGCGGCGCAGTTCACCGCAAGTTGCGCGGGTACGACGATGACGGTGACCGCGGTCGCGTCGGGCTCGATCAACTTGGGCGATACCGCGTGCTGGCAGGGCAACTTAGGCGGCGCCGCATCGCCCACCATCGTGAGCGGCAGCGGGCCCTATACGCTCTCGACCTCGCAGACCGTGGCCTCGCAGCCCTGGGCGAGTGCGCCGGCGCAGTCGAAGATGACCGGCGCCAAACTCACCGCCGCGGTGTTGAACGGTACACTCAAGCTCACCAACGCATCCTTCGCGCTTAGCTCCTATACGACCTTCACCTTTGGCGCGATTCCGACCAAGTCCGGCTTCGGCTATCAGGTGCAGTTCTACAACACGAGTGGCGCCGCCACCGGCAGCGCGGTCACGGCATCCTCGTACACGCAGCATCAATTCGGAATTAGTACCGGGAGCTTTACGGTGTACAACATTCCCTTGACTGCCTTTGGCACGCTGCCGGCGAACATCGGCGGCGTGAGTATCAAAGAGACCAGCGCGAACGCGACCAACGTGACCTACTTTTCAGCCATCGGGTTTTACTCCTAATGTGGTACGCGAATGACGGCACGGTGCTCGCCAACAATCCGTATTACTTTGCGGACGGCAGCTACTACAAGCCCGGCCAGGGCGGCAACTTTGGTTCGCGCACCCTCGATATCTATGACAATTTGAACGGCTCGGTCAACATCGCGTGGCCCATGATGACGGCGCCCGTCGATAGCTACAACGTGTATGTCAACGGGATCTTGAATCAGCAGGTGATCGTCGACCCGGTCATCGACCGAGATGATTTCTCCTGCGTGGTCACCGGATTGCAGACCGCGAGCTACGCCAATGGGGTCAAGACGCCCGCGCTCAACTATGACTTTAAGGTGGTGGCGGTCTATAACGGTGTCGAAGTGGTCGCGAGCTTGGATGCCATCGTGACTCCCGGTCCCACCTCCGTGATGCTGGTCACGCCGATGAAGCGGCTGTGGCCATTCCCGAACAGTGGCCTCGACTGATGGCGGAGCGCACCGTCGACGAAGAGAACGAGATCGAAAAGGCGCGGCGCCTGTCGCTCATCCGCGATCGCGCCCGCATTTTTCGCGAGGTCTTGGGCAGCCCGCACGGCCAATTGTTACTCGGCTATTTGGCGGAGAACTTTAAGACGGTGTCGGGCTTTCCGCCGAATCAACTCGATGACCACGGGCGCACCGATGCGCTGCAGACGTGGCGTAAGCTCGGCCACTTCGACGTGCTGCATTACATTCAAACTCAACTCGACTGGAAGGAGAACCCATGAGCACCCCCGCAGCCGCCGCCCTGAGCGGCACCGCAGCCCCCGCCGCCACTGCGCCGCCCACAGCTCCTGCGACCGGTGGCGGCGGCACAGCACCCTCTGCCGCGCCCGCCGCCAACCAGGCGTTCTGGAATGACTGGACCGCGCCTGAGCAGAAAGACACCCGCGATTGGATAGCGAACAAGAACTACGCGGATCCGTTCACGCTCGCGAAAACCGCTCAAGGGCTCGAGCGCGAAGCGGCGACGCTGCGCACCGCGGCGAACTTGAAAGCCTACCCCGCGGATAAGGTCAATCCCGACGGCACGGTCACCAAAGCCGATCCGAACCAGGTGCAGGCCTGGCGCGCCACCATGGGCGTGCCGGAGAGCGCGGACAAGTACGAGATCGCGCCGCCGAAGGATTCCCCCTATCCGCAGTTCACCGATTACTTAAAGGGCGTGCTGCACGAGGCCGGGGTGCCCGCCGCGATGGCGCCCGCGCTCGCCAAGGGCTACGACGCCGCGGTGGTGCGCTTGGAGACGGAGCTGCGCGCGGCGGAGGATGCCAAGAGCGCCGCGGACTTGAAGCAACTCGAGATGGAGTGGGGCGCGAACTACAAAGAGCGGGTGGCCTTGGGCGCCCGTGGCAAGGAGTGGCTTGCCAAGGAAGTCGGGGGCTTGAATGACCTGCAGCTGCGCGCCATGGAGTCGATCTTAGGGACCCCGAAGTTTATGGCGGCGATGTGGAAATTTGGCGCCGGCAACACCGAGGCGAGTTTCGCCGGCGGCGGCGGCGGCGGCGCGGGCTTCGAGGGCGGCGCGAGTGCGGCCAAGGCCGAGTTCGATCAGCTGTGGGCGGATCGCTCGGCGGGCAAGATTTCGAACTTTCAGTGGAACGACCCGAAGGCGGTGGCGCATCGCGATGACCTCGTGGCGCGCATCGCCAACGGCAATGCAAGCACCAACTAGGAGAGGACAATGGCTGATAAAGCGGACAAAGTCGAAACACCGGTGGAGTTGACCGCCGAGGAAATCAAGGCGCGCGAGGCCGCAGTGGCGGCGGACGTCGCCAAGCGCAATGCGACCACGGCGCCGGAGCCGCAGCCGGAGCCGGAGCCGCAGCCGCAGCCG